CCTTCTTCTGCCGTTGGGTTTTGCATATACTGTGCATTCCACTTGGCTACTGGAATTGACGCTTTTACTCCGTCTAATTCCTCTCTGCTCCAATATTCGGGCCAAAGTACATTGTTTGTATCTGGAAATATTGCAGGAAACTCCACGACTTCCCATTTGTCTGCTCCTCCTTCAGCTTGCTTAGAGATAACTCTAGCTGTTAGGTCTTTAATACCCCATCTGGTCATAACAATAATGATCGAACCACCTGGTTGCAATCTTTGTCTAGGACCTGACGTATACCATTCATAAATACTGTCCAACGCTGTTGGACTCAAAGCATCTTGCTCTGATACTGGATCATCAATGATACATAAGTCAGCACCACGACCAGCTAACGCACCCCCAACTCCAACAGCGTAATATTCTCCGCCACCATTTGTTGACCATCTACCAGATGCCTTCGCATCACTAGCTAATTTTATATCAGGAAATATATCCCTGAAGTCATCGCTATCAATAAGGTTTTTGACCTTACGACCAAAACCTACCGCAAGTTCTGCCGTGTGCGTTGCTTGTATTATCTTTAGATCAGGTCGTCTGCCCATAAGCCACGCTGGAAACAAGTAACTCGCAAACTCTGATTTCGTATGTCTTGGTGGCATGTTTACAATTAAACGCTTGATTTTACCATCAGCTACCTTTTGCAACTTGTCTGCATATATTTTGTGATGCTTGCCCTCAATGAAGCTGGGCCAAATCTTCTTTACAAACTTTAAATAATTATCTTGACTTGTTTTTTGTTCTTCTAAAACTTTAAGACGATCAAGAAGAGGCGTAATCTTAGAAATTTCATCATCACTAAGATACTCTGCAAATTGTGATGCTGTTAACGCCTGTTCCATTATGCTGTCGCTAAGAGATTATCCAATGCTTGCATAACTCGACCACCTTCTGCATATCCAGCAACCCCACCTTTTTTCATAGATTTAGGAGCAGCAACACCTGTTAACATCTCAATTAACTTATTTATATCTCCTGTGTTAAAAGTAGATGGAACGAAATCACTAACATTACTGGTAAAAGGTGAATCAACAACAACAGATTTAGGAGTTGGAAGTGTTATAGGATCTCCTCCACCTATTACGTTTGGTGGCTTATCCTCTTCTTCTTTTTCTTCTTCTGGCTTTGCAATAGGTCTAAGTATTAATGGATTTTCATTATTATCATCACTACCCATAGGAGCATTCGGATCCATGCCAGAAACCAACCTACCACTTGCATCTCTTATACCAATAACACGACCACTATTATTTCTAACTAATTGTTTTTCTGGTATTGATTTTGAAGTTTGATTAAAATCACCAAAATCATAATTAGGTTGAACATTAGACATGTAATCTTTCATAGTCTGTGTTCTTAAATCTGGTGCGTTAAATCCAAAAAATGTTTCACCTAATCCCATAGGTCTGCCTAATGCTATTTCGTTAGCCATGTTTTCTCTGGTTTTTCTCTCTATTGCGTCTAATATGCCTCCTGCTGTGCCAGTAAAACCTTTGTCTTCAAAGAATGTAGGATCTGAACCCCTTCCAGCTTTTGTTTGACCAACATCTTCTCCATACAATCTCTCAATGTCTGCCATACGATTAGCATTAAAGTCTCTGCCTACTTTTTCTTCAAAATCTTCTGGTGCAATTGATCTTGTTACGTTTTGACCTCTGCCCATAGCTGTTGAGGTTAAATTTTGTAAATTAGGCGCAGTGCCAACACCCATAGCTTGTCCTGCGGCTAACCTATCTGCTTCATTTCTATCAACAAGATTGAGTGCAGTGTCAAAATCATCGCCTACAAAGTTTCTTGTATCTGTCGTATCAATATCAAATACCGTATCAGTAGGTCCAACTCGACCTGCCATAGTTTCTAATGCAGTGTCAGGAACTCTACTACCCATATCAGCTTTAATTTCATCTATAGTTCTATTGTTTCTAGATATTCTATCAGCGGTGTTCTGCGGACTTATGTTTTGCGTAACAGTCGCTTTGTTTGGGTCTTCTTTGCTTATGTTACTTGACATTATATTTTCTAATGAAATGTCTGGTATAGTAGATATATCTATACCTAAACCTCTTTGGTTCTGTACTCTATCAGCTAAAGTTTGATTATTTACATTCGCTAATTGATTCTGAATTTCATTGGCTCTTTGTGTGTTTGCTATAGACCTTTCTAAAGCATCCATATCTGGGTCAGCAGAACCTATCATACTAAAATTACCTTTTGAAAAAGCTCTATCAGCTAAATCATTATCTACCTTTTGTTGCATAGCTTGATTGCTTATACTTACTCCTCTTTGACCTGTAAGCTCACTCATCGGATTGCCAAACATGTCAAAAGCCTCTGGCTCTACATTTCTATTTCTATTTTGTCCAAATGCTGTATTTAAATCAAGACCGTCTAAAACATTATTGCTAAATGTAGAATTTAACGAACTAGGTCTAAAAGACGCTTGAACAATATCTGCTGGATTCACGTTTTTAGTAGAAGCTGTCAATATGTCTTTATTGTCAAATATGCTAGCTAATTGTGTGCCAGTATCAGCAGGTCTTTCATCTTGAAGAACATCTAAGTTAGCCATAATAGAACTGTCATATTCCTTCTGACCAGCATCTGTTAAACTACCATCTTTGTTTATAAATCCCAAAGCATCAGATGCTGTGCCACCAAAAACCTCATTTTCAGCTCTTGCAATCGCCTCTTTTAAAATCTCTGGTCTTGATGTTGGAAAAGCATCTGGCTGATTATCGCCGCCACTGCCAATATTTGTTGCATCAGTAAAATCTTGATCCGTGTAACTGTCTGTGTAATCCATATCACTATCTGGATCAGAAAAATCCGTGTTATCATCGCCACCAAATGGGTCTGATGGATCGTCAAAGCCACCAAAGTCGCTAAAGTCACCAACATCGCCACCATTAGCATAAGACCTTGTAAAACCACCTGTTAATTGTGCAGGTTCTGGCATAAAGCCGTCATTGAATATTCGCTGGTCTATCATATTAAACATTTCAGGTCCACCTCGCAAACCCATTGGCTCTCTTAATATGCCGTCTTTGTCTCTCATAGGCTGTCCAAGCCCTTGCATCTGAAACGGAGCAGCAGGTCTTTGCATCATAGGATTGAAAGGTTGTAAAAGTGGCTCTGCGAATTCCATCTTTGGTCTTGATAAATCTTGAGGTGGCTCGAATATCGTAGGCTCTAAAAATGTCTTTAATCCACCACTGTCACCACCTAAATTAAAACGCTGACTAGCCATCTGTTGAACTTCTTGAATAAATGGCTCAACCTGCGTGTTATCTATCTGCTGAGATAAATAATCACCATAACTATCCAAAGGATTACCCGCTACACCACCTAACTGCATGTTTACAGGCTGATTGAATATGTCAATACTCGCCATCGGATCTGGAGCTGGCATCATAGGGGATGACCCCATTGGAGGAATAGGGGTCATAGACGTTGTATTTGGCATGGATTTTAAAAAATTGTTAAAATTACCCCTGCTTTGGGCTGTTGTTTCAAAACTTACCTGTGGCGGTTGTGGTGGTACAGGTGGCGTACCCATATTTCCGCCCAGAGGTCCATTCGCCATGAAAATCTCCACAAAAAAACTAATTTATGTGGAGATGATATACGATTAATTTATTTTTGACAATAGAAAGCCCATTTCTTTGTGGCTTTGTGCTAAAATTTTAGAAACTATCTGAGAATTTGCAGAAATATCGTCTTTCATCTTCCTCATAAGAGCCTCAATCCTGTCAACATCCCATTTCGTCAACGGCTCTTCGTGTTTTTTTATGTCATCGTGCAATTCATCCATCTTATCCATGTTCTTACACAAATATTTCGCTGATAAAACTACAGATATTGGAACTGGCTTCGTTCCATGCTCATAATGATTCCACATTCTGTGACTTAATCCTAATTTCTTCGCCATAGCAACCTGACTTACGCCCATCTGGTTGCGATAATTCAACATTTCTTTGTTTTTTACCTTCGCATAGCTGTTTTCATTACGTTTCATTGGCTAACTCCTCTAATAAATTCATTTTTACTAAGTCTTCTACAAATTCTTCCTTCGTTCCAAACCTAATCGGCTTGTAAGCATAGTTGCAAATGTCCATAGCGTTGTCCTTCAACCACTTAGTCTCTGAATCACTCTTGCTTATACCCATAAAATCCAAAACACCCATGATGTCATCAGACTCAAACGTCCTCTTCCTTCCGTAGCTTAATCTATATCTAGGCATATTGCCCTCCTAACATACAAGATGTAGCAATGAATACCAAAAAGTGCAAGATTTTTTTTATAAAATTTTTTTTGGAGGTCGTTTTTGAAATTGATGGGGGTCGTTTGAGGGGAACACGGTTTAGAACTTTTTTGATTGTTTGTATATATATTTTGGTGGTGTATAGGGTGTATATCCCCGATTTATATAGTAAAATCAATAACTTAGATAAATTTTAGAATAATTAAATAAATACAATTGTTCTGTTAATAAATAAAAAATAGGCGGGAAAAATCCCGCCATTTACATTTTAATTACAATTGTTTTGGTTGCTACTATCGAGATCGGATAGTAGCAATTTCTTGAATTCTTTGGTTGGTTGCATTCAATAATTCTGCATTCATTCCTGCAAGTATTCCTGCATCTCCTGCACCATTAAATACATAACCGTTTCCATTACCTTGGATTTCTCTAGGTATTCTATAGCCGTTTAAATCGTGTTGTCCGTTACTTGTAGAATATCTATGTCCATAATGTTGTTGTGTTAATGTTTCAATAACATTCTGTCCAAAAGTATTTGCTAACTGAGTTCTCCATTCACTAAACATAACTCTAATTCTCTGAGCTGATCTTATATTGCTAGCATTCATTAATTCTTGTGTAGATGCTCCATTATCTGATCTTGCAAGCTCCCAAACAATTTGTGCTTTTGTTCCATGCCTTGCAATTACGTTTGGTGTTTGTAGCAAGCTCTGAGCTTGTACAAATCTAGTATCAATTGAGTGATAAGCTAAGTTTAATAAAAATCTTATCCAATTTCTTAACTTTGGCATATCCATAGATCCGCTATGTGATCTAAATTCCATAGTATACTTTACATTGTTACTATAATTATTTGGTGCAAGTGATAGTAAGTTAATCGCTGAATACTTACGTTCTGTGCTTATTGATGATATTAAGCTATTTATATCCGCTCTAGTGTTTTGGATAGCTTGTGCGGTTGTTGATGGGTATTTAGCATAATAACAATCTCTACGTTTAGGCGTTAGCATTGTTGAAAATAAAGCTATATCTTTTACAATTCTATAACTAACATCTCTAGCAATTTCTAACGGTAAAGGTTGCCCAAAATAATCAGATATTTTTGCTCCAATTCTCGATCTAATATTATTATTTGATTGTGCAAAATTAATACTTTCATTTGTAAAAGTTTGTTCATTAACAATTGTTCTGTCTATTGGACGCATTCCTATGTGTACATGTACTGAGCATTTATAAGAATTTGAAACGCAATTATATTGGTTTGTTGCTACGTTAAAAACTTTTTCTATATGTTCCCATGCTCTATTGCTATCAGCATAAATTGGTAATTCTAATTCTCCACCATCTCTTAAACTGCCATCTGATTTTGCAAATACTCCATCAACATGATTATGAATATCTACACTTGAATAATGCGGTCTTACAAATTCGGGTTCTAAGCCGAATGTTAAAAAATATGGTCTGTTGTTGTTGTTTAAAATAGTCATTTGTTTGTTTCTCCAATTAAATTAAAATGTCCAATTAAAATAACAGTTCTAGTAATCATTACAACATTTATTTTTTGTATATATAGTATATAAATAATTTAATTACTTATAAGTCCTTGTTTTTATTGACTTTTTTATTTTTAAAAAAAAATCAAAAAAATTTTCATTAAGAGTGGGGATCTCAGGATTGGGATTCTCAGAAATGCCGTCAGAAAATTCCCCGATCAGGGTGTTCCCCGATCAGCTTCCTCCCGATTAGCGGACAATTGTTCGGTATTTACCTGTAAAAAAACCCAGAAGGATCTGGGTTTTCCTGCTGGGTGAAGCGAACAATTACCTCCATCTACCCCCGCCACGCCTTGTTTGAATGACTCGACCAGCATCTTTTTCATAATCATATGCTTCCAGTACAGCATTCACTAATTGTTCGGTGTTGAGCTGGAAGTCCTGATACCCCTGCTTTATGGTATCGAAGTAGCTTTTGTTCGGTACTGCTTTACCCCCATAGTTCATTATATATACCATACCCTGATTCAATCCGAGTTTAGTCAAGTCCAAGTATTCTTTTCGGTATAGATTAGGAAAGCCCTCATACTTGTCTAATGCTTTCTCGCACTCTTCAGTTATTCTCCACACTCCAACAGGAACGGAATCATTTTCTGATTTAACGATAGTCGCCACATTATTGAATGCTAACTTGTAACCTCTTAGATCAATACTGCATAAAGGTGTCGCAAGTGGACACCTTACTGCCATGTTTCTTTTGTTTAGGTTTGCACCGTATGCTAAATACAACATTATTGACTCCCTCTTAATTCTGCTATTTCTTGAATCTCAACAAAGTCGTAACCTGCATCAGTCCACTCCTGAGCTGCCTCTTTTGCATCTTTATAGTTTTTATAATAATCGTCTACACCGCCTACCCAGACTATGTATCTCCAACCTAGTTTATACTCTATATCAAACATATTATTCTCCATTGGCTTGTTTAATTACTATATATATAGCAATCATTACTACCCTTGTCAACAAGTAAATAAACTTTTTTTATTTTTTTATTAAGAACCAGCTACCTGCACAGGAAAATAATAGCGAACAATTGTTCGCCCTGTAGATAAAAAAAAGCCCAGCAACCTGCTGGACTTTTTTCGGAGAAACCTATTGATCCCAAGATGATGTGTATGCTGACATTGATTCCCACATTTCGATGAAGGCATTGATGAATCTCTTCTGGCTTCCATCTAACCCTTCTTGCCAAAGTAGCTCGCTGGCACTCATGCTAGGCAAGTTGTTCGCTTTAGTCCAGTCGTTCCATATTGTTACCAGTTTACTCATGTTATTCATTTGCTTCTCCATTGGCTTGTTTAAGTTAATACAGTTGTAGCAATCATTACAACACCTGTCAACAGTTAATGTTAACTTTTATTATTTTTTTTTCAGGAGCAGGATTTCCTGAACCAGCAGGACAGGAGCGGACAATTGTTCGGTTTCAGGTTTCACAGCAGGAGGGGGAGGAGAGGGAACAATTGTTCGGTATCTACAGGAAAAAATCGGGGGAAGAACCCCCGATCCGATCCCCGAACAATTACAAAAGAAAGAGTAAAACTGTTGCGGTAAATAGTGCGAATGCTACCACATTCAAAAAGATTGTATAAAATAACATGCTGACCCCCGTTAAAACTGTTGGACTATAAATGGTAAATCTTTTATTTCTTCGTGATTGTCTTGGTCTTTTCCTATCCAACAATCAGGAAGAATGACGGAAGTATAATAATCAATGCAGTCATTATTACCGCCAAATATATATTTGTATTTATCTCCGTAAGCGTCTACAAACTCTTGAAAGTTTTCGTATTCTGTATAATCACAACAGATCGCAACTACATCAAGTTCAACTTGACCGCTATCCATACACTCCGCAACTTGCTCTAATTCCTCATATAATGCCTTTAATCCTTCATAAGAAAAATTATTCTTGTATGTATCCCAAGTTCTAAAAGCGTCTATGAATTGGTTTTCATTTACTGTTTGTACTATCATTTTTTTTCTCCATTAGCTGATTAATTAATACTAATATATGTAATGATTGCTACCTTGTCAACAACTAAATTAAAAAAAAATAAAAAAAATATATCATATGACATAAATTACCTGAACCAGCCGTGCCAGATCCAGCTACCTGCTGTAGAGAACAATTGTTCGGTTTCCAGCAGGACGGACAGCGTGACCTGCTGGCGTTACAACTGGAACAATTGTTCGGGTTGCTGGGAGCAGGAGGACCCCGATCCTGACCCGAACAATTTGGCAAAGAATGACCCCGATCACAAGCCCGATCCCGATCAAAGCCCGAACAATTAGCCCGATAACAAGCCCGATAGTACCCCGATCCCTATGCCCACAGGAATTGTTCGGGAGACCCTGAGAGTACCCCCTCCAAGTAAATATGCTAGTTTTTGGGTTTTACGCTACTTTGCTCTATCAAGTTTGGGTCTTTATGGGTGGTTATGGCTGTTTTCATGCGTTTCTGTGCTATCTCTTGGAATTCCTGTAGTTTTGCCAGTATTTCGTCTCTTGTCATGCTGTCTGTGCGTTCATGTAGTACATGAGCTTTGTTTACAAGCAACCCAGTAGCCTTTAAACGCAATTCTTCAGCCCGAATAGCCTCACCAAATTTACCGCTCTCCCACGCTTCGTTACGGATTTTAAGAAGATCACGCACCGACTTATCAATAGTTACCCCGAAACGACTACGAGCTTCTTCACGCATTTCCTGATAGCGTTCCTGAACGACTGGGTTACGCAACAGCCTTACAGCATCAACGCCAGGATTTGCGTATCCTGCTCGCCTAGCCGATTCTGTCTGCGTCATATCCTTGTGCATAAAGTTATTTAAAAAATCTTGCTGTTTGTCAGTCAATCTTTTCCATCCAGCTAATCGCTGTTCCTTCGTTAAATTCTCAGCTACTTTTGGCATTACTTTTTCTCCTGTCTAATTTCATCTAAATCTTTTTTCGTTAATGCGTCACGAAAAGTTAAACCAAAATCATATCCTTGTTTGTAATAAGCAGATGATTTTTTTTTAATATCAAGTTCACGATGTGCAACAGCGTCTATGACACCATCGCAAAAAAATGATAAATAGCCTCTTCTCTTTTTCTCTAACGGGTTTTCCATTTTGCCTCCATTCTACGTTAGTTTAATAGGGTTGGTGGGCGGGTTACTTACCGCCCCCTAAACCCCCCTTTAGGGGGGAAGTTCGGTAAGTTGGTAAGTAGCTTTAAAATCAATGACTTAGAGCTAAATTCTAACTTACCGTGATAAGAAGTAACCTCCGTAAGTTGCTTCAAAAAACCAAACAATTTCAATGACTTACTACTTACCGTCATTTTTACTTACCGAGTAAGTTGGTAAGCGGTAAGTAAATCACTCATAAAGCACCACAATTTTAGGGTCATTAGTAGGCTTATAGAACGTACCATTAAGGGTACAAACATAGCCCAAATGCTCCATCATTACGGTGTAGTTTCTGTAACATTCGCCACATGAATATAAATCATATTTACAGCTTAAAACATGACTTACTGGCGCTTGCCATTTCTGTGCTATTCCTTTCTCAACAGCACAACCAATGCAAATTGTTCGGTTATTCATTACCAGTTCCATGCCGATAATGATTTTT